GGTCCCACCACACATCTACTATATACCACATTGTAATTATTCTCCTTTATATTCTTCATAATCTTCAGCGTCCGCTGCGGCCGGGGAAAGTTCGTTCAAAATTTCGTCACCATACATAAATACTACTGGACTTATTATGCTTTTACGCAAATATTTCCTATACCCCTTTTTTATGGCAAAGGGAGCGGTTTTTTTTATGATCGCATAAAATCTTTTGGCGTTTGCAGAATCCACCGCATCGCCACCCTCCCCACTAACTAATCCGGGGTATTTACTTATTATTATATTCAACTTTCTAATGTAATAATCTGACAGATAGTTGGTGTTCAATCCCTCAATATATTTTTGCTTGTCGTCATAGAAAACAAGCAACCTTGGTTTTGGGTCATTCTTCCAACCCCCAACTTCACCAATATTTTGCTTTGTTCCATAGGAGAACTCCAATAGAATTCCAATTCTAAATCTCATACCCTTACGCATAGTTACCAGAACACTTGACATATTTTTTGGAGGTTGTCTCCTATAACGAACGGGGGGACGGCCTCTCTTGCCGCCTCCCCGTATCTTGATAATCTTTGTTGATTTCTTTTTATTGGGCACCTACCTACCCACCCTTCTGTGAAGCTTCAAACTGTTGAATAAGCATTTTTCTATATTCCTCAAACAACCGTTCCTTCCTTGCAGCTATAGCATTGTTTCGTTCATTTACACTCTGCTTTTTCGCCTCCATCTTTCTCTTGTTGTTTCTGTTTCTCTTTTCTGTCTTGCGCTGCTTTATCGCCCGCGCCTTTCTGTTGGGTTTCTTCATACCAATAACCTTTCGTTAGACAATTTCACAGGAACCAGACCCGCCACAAGCAACTTCACCCCTTAGGTCTGTATTATCTTCATCTTCAACCACCATCGTTAGATCTATCTCACCCAAAGACTTCATGAGTGTTTCATATTCGTCTTTGGTGCAATCTTCGAACGGTGCCTGCTTGTAAGTATGATCGCTATGTGGCAACACACTAAGACCATTATACACACTCCTGTTTTCCCACATCCAATCCCCAACATCTTCCCACTCATCGGGTTTGATGGTGATAGTCGCGGAGATATTATGCGTATTCATTCCCTTAGTGTGTCCGGGCTTTATCCACTTTTCATTCACCACCTTGATACGATCAAGTAATTCCATGGCACTTTCGTTTCTCGTTATTGCTCCACTTGGGGATTTCTGCGGAACGGAAATTACTGCTGTATCGTGTGGACTGAAAAATTCATCCTCAACCAACTCTGGATGATTCTCATATAGATATGTATAAATACTCTCGTTCTTTCCCACTCTAATTCGTCTAATGTAATAATCGTTATGCCAAGCATGTATTCCACTGGATGTACCAAGAGTTAGTGATGTTGTCCCCGCTGGCTTTACGCAAGTTATTCTAGCAGCAGAATTGATTCCTATCTTTTCTGCCACGTCCTTATTTACACTCTTTGCCAACTTCACCGATTCCTCAATATCATAATCGAAAACCCTCTTTGATGCTATGCCTGTCATTGACACACCAAGCAACGCATCCCTCTCTGTTGTTCTCTGCCAAATTGGTCGTAGATAATGGAAGTCGGTATATCCAGCTTGTAGGGTTGCTATAAATGTGGCGGCCTTAACTCGTTCATTCAAATCCTCTTGGCTTTCTATATTGGAAACGTTGACCTCTGTCAAATTGCAAAATTGGTTTGGGCGAAGTGCTATTTCGCAACACGGATTGACCCCCCAATCCTTATCGTTGGTGAAGAATATTCCGGGTTCTCCTGATCCGCTTTCTTTGATGCGCTCCCAAAGTCCATTGAAAAATTCACGATCAATCTTGCTACGCACCAAGACGGCAGAATTGTTTGCTCTACCCCTCTGTGGGTTCAACTCCCACCAATGACCAACCTTTGATGCAATCATTTCATCATCATCTGCTGAGAACAAAGAAATCAATGCCGCTCTACGAATACCCCCCGCGAGTACTGCGTCTGCTATGTGGCAAACAATATCGTGAACTTCTATCGGAGTAAGCTGATCTCCGTCGTTTTTTTCGTCAAGGATTCCGCGAACCTTGATGATGCACTCCTTTAGTGGTTGGGGTCCGGGAGCCTTCCCACCAGAAGTTATAAGTCTCGCACCCTTTGGTCTAATGTCATCGAAGTCAAATACTATATTTGATCCACCATAGAAGTATGACTTTATGAGAACCTTGATTGAGTCTGCCCACCCCTCAATACTATCTCCAATGAGGAACCTTCTATTTCTATTCTTGTTGGGCTTTCTAATCTCTGGAAGCTTTTCAACGTGATGCTTCTGTACGGAATATCCAATACCAGTTCCACCCAACAACAGGAACATTATTTCGTGGAATGCTCTCCAATCGTCCATTGGAACATACCCACAATTGTAAATTCTGTTGGGACTTATATCAATCGGCTTTCCCGCAAACTGCATCGACCTCATTGATGGTAGAACCTTCTTATCCAAGACAAGCTTGTAAGCATCTTCAATCTCGCCCCTCAAGTTAGGATACTTCTTAAGGTGCATCCTTTTGTTTCTATCTACTATTTCCTCCCAAGTCTCTCTGCGGTTCAACTGTGGTATGTATTTAGCATACTTCATATGAACGGTTATGTCCGATAATATCTTGTTTGAAATTTCCATATGGTCATTCTCCTATGAGGTCTATTATATTTTGAAGGTTTGAATTTGCCGTTCGTGGAGAGGTTGTTCCACGCAAAACATTTCTTACTGCTTCATTCATATTGTTTTGTGCTTCCTCGACCTGATAATGTTCTGCGTCGTATCCTTCCTCATCTATGGTGAAATCCATTGTTGATGTGTCAAATCTACCGACAAACGGAATCTTATCCCTTCCCAATCTACTCTTTGCTATGTAATAACACGCCATATTGTTGTCGATCAGATTTTGATCTCTACCAATGGCAATAACCAAATCGGCAACAAACGCTTTTGATGCGGCTTCACTTATCGTGCCCAACTTGACAACGGCAGTATCCCAACCTTCCCTGTTTGTTTGTGAGGCCGACCATACGGGAACACCCTCTTCCCTTGCCCACCCTCTCAACTGTTCGACTGTGGACTCTAGCTCATATCGCTTTTCTTTATATGACGACGTTGGTCTAATCAAGTCAGCATAATCAACAATGATAACATCTGGTTTCAACCCCTTTGCCTTCAACTGCAAAAGGTGGTTCTTCATCGTTGGTAATGTTACTCCCTTTGTTGGATACTCTTTGATAATAATTTCAGGATTTCCATCTATGTTTTCCTTGGCTTTGTTAATCGCATCAATAACCTGTTTTCTATATGCCCCCTTTGTGTCGGACAAAAGGTTACTCAATGGGATGCCAGTAAATTTGGAATCCAATCGCAGACCAAATGAAACTTCCCCCAACTCAAAGGAGTATATAACCGAGGTTTTCCCTTGCATAAAAGCAGCATAGGCGATTTGTGCAAGCAGGAAAGACTTTCCTGCCCCGGTTCCCCCGAGAAATAGACCAAGCTCTCCTGCTGACAATCCGCCCGCAATGTGTTCGGTGTCCAACAGGGGAAAGCCAGTAGCTACTGGATATCTTTTCTCCGTTGTTCTCCCCAACACACTCTCCACATATGTATGACCAATATCTTTAGCTTGTCCAGCGGTAATGGCCCGCTGGACAACGCTATATATTTTGTCGTATTCTTCCCGATTCAATAAATCTACAGATTGAAGAATGGCGTTTCTCATAGCTTGCTGCTTACAGAACTTTACCGTCTCTTCAATGACGAATGTTTTGTCGGAGACATCCGCTATACTTCTAATAGCCTCAATGAGGGTTAGTAAATACTCCCGCTCTATCTCATCTTCCTTTTTTGTCTTTACTAAAGTCTCAAGGTTTTCAAAGGACGGAATAGTATTATACTTTTCATTCCAATCTCTTATGATGTCTGCAAGCTCAACATAACTTTCGTTACTGAAAAAATCTGGATCAAGAATTTCCATCACCTGAAGTGCAAACATCTTATCCATAATGATGTGATATAATATCTTGGTTTGGAATGCCTCACCAAACTTCTCAAATGAAGTCAATAGCAATTACCCCCTGTGGTTATCATTAAAATCTTGTGGTTAATCTTGCATATAGTGGAGAGAGGTCTTCGTTTGAATTCCACTCAAAAGATACATTTGTATTTGGTGCTACATCAACATAGAACCCGTATACCCAAGCATCGGGTGTGTAGGTATAATTATCTACACCAAGAATATTGTTCGCCCCTGTGTTGTAATATCCACAGATAATTCCAACAATGTTGAAAACTCCCGGCGAGACAACACTACGAGACCAAAATCCACCCGTGTCGGGATAATACTCCGTAAGAAGCGATACATTGAATACCAATGATGAATAAAGGAACTTGTTGTTGATTGCCCACTCACCATAATCAGATGTCATTAAGTCATTTTCAGTGTATGAAACCGAAGTAACAAATCCATCGTCAAGCAAATTCAATGTTCCCCTCAATGTGAAATCATTGCTCCCATTGATGAACCCCTCTGCGTTGAGTATATCATAGTTGGTTCCAAAACTCAAGCCATAATCATAAAATGTTTGTCTCGGCGCACTCATAAAAACGCTGTTCGCAGTTCGCTCAAGATAATCAAACCCGAATGGATTTACAATCTTACCCAACCTACCATTCATCCCGAACATTTCGAACTTATATGCAAGCTCATCCGCGATGATAGTTCCAGTCGCTTCGTCATACTCTGCAAAGATTTCAACATTGTCTGTGCTATGTAATACTGACAACTCCCGAAGCATAGGATTGATCGAACTATCGTTATTGTCGTTTGTAAAATCAACCCGTGTGTCAATGGACATTGTAAAATCTGTGTGATCATATGCGTTCGCCCCGGAGGCAATCATAATAACCAATAATAGTAAAACCCCAATAATGTTTCTCATTCATTTATCCTTTCGTCAT